TAAGTAAAGTTTATATTGTATTCCATCAACCACACCTCTTTTCTGTTTTTAAATCATTATAATTTAAAATATATCATATGTCAAACGAAAAAAGTTTATTTTCACCGTTGACATTTAAACTAAAATCATTTATACTCTAGTTAAAGATAAACGAAAAGCATTTAAAAGGAAGAAAAGAAGATGAAAGAATTAAGAAAAGAAATTGAAAAGTTAGTCGAAAATGAGGACTTCGTTTCCTACGAAGAATTTATTTACGAACTGGAAGAAGAAAAAGAAGAAGTTAAAAAATATCTCGAATGGAGAGCAAACGGTGGGAAGATGAACACTGAAACACTTCCAGACGGATATGTAGAAGCTTGTAAAAAGATTTTAGGAGGGATTGAAAATGAATAAAGTAATCGCAAGACACAAATTTTGGTTACATCAAACAGAATGTAATATTTCCACAACTTATGTGGAAGTATTACACGAATACCAAACCGTTGTAATGTATATGGATGATTTTGAAGAAATTGATTCTTATACAACTTACAGCAGACAGAAAGCATTGGAACTCCATGAGTCACTTGTTGAGCAGTGGAAAGATAGGCTTAATAAAAATCGTCTTGTCAAGGCTGATCGTGACAGTCTTGTAATACCTGCATAACATACACCACCCACCCCGGAGGTTACGAGGGTAGAAAGTTGGGAAATATGACTAAGAACGCAAGAGCTATGCTGAGTAGATTATCAACAGAACAGCTTATAAAAGAATTTGACATGACCGAAGCTATACCAATTAGTCTTGAATTGTCCATGGTCCGTGGTTGGATTATGGATGAATTGGAAAAGAGAAATCCAGAAGCTTTTGATAAGTGGTTGGATTTAGACTATCCAGATAATGAATCATTAAAAAAATTGTATTTGAACGCATAGAATAAGCCGTAGGAATTAACCTACGGCTCTTTTTTATATCACGTCAAAAGGCACTGGCAGACGTTCTAAGACATTTATATAACTTAATGCGTGTTCTTTATCCTTGCACTGGATATAAGGGATATATGAGCCGTTCACGTACTCAAATAAAGCTATCCACGTATCTTTCATGGTAACAAGTACCCAGTCTATACCGTTGCAGCTCTTGTTTTCTCTCTGCCCTGTTCCGTATTCGTCAATCCACTTTTGGAACTGATCACGATTCATGTCCCTGCTCCTCGCTGATGCTTTCCAGATTTTCTTTTAACGTCTGCACACACTCGTTGAATCCGTCACGTTTACCGCATAGATACATATTGTGACCGCTGTAATCATCCATAGGCGGTATTAATGTACATAAGGCATATAAATCTTGCTTTTTCATTTTAAACTCCTTTAAATCCTGCAATTATCGCACAAAATATAGTTGATAACACGCATACATAAGATGATAACATTGCAATTTTTAAAACTTTTTGTGTATTTTTATCATTTTTAAATTCCTGTAATGTACGATTTACTACCAGATCAACACAAAAAATTAATAAATATATAGTCGTTGTTGCTCCACATAGTCCCAGTGATATTTCTGCAATACCATACATCACTATAAATAATATATTGCTCACTTTTTAGCCATCCTTTCGTACATTTCGCAAGTACACGTCAGTTTATTAACCTGTTGACACTTCTCTAAATACATCTTGTCTATGTCTTTTATGTCCTGCGGTGTCAATCCTGTTTCTTTGTACTCAAGAAGTTCTTTTAATGCCTTAGTTGATACCGCTTCACTTCCTGCAAACATTTTTGATAATCGTATCTGATTTTTGATAACGTCTATTGATAACCCTGTCACTTTCTTCCCCTCCTGTTCCTGTTTAAAGCATTTCTTTTCATAAATTTTTCTTTTGATAACGACTTATAATAAGGATTTTTCCTTTTGATAACGTTCTTCTCTTCCTTGCAATCGTCTTGAAATTGTTTATAGCCGTCACATAGAGTATGGCAATTATAAGCTCTTCCTGTGGCTTCTGTACACCCATAGCACGGATTATCTTTCCCTCTCATAATAACGCCCCCACTTTATACATCTTCTGGACTTCTGTTATTTGCTTTGATAACGTCAAATCCATCTGGATAACGTTTCTCTAATTTTTCAATGTTCATTTGCATAATTTCATCCAACGACCAATTAAATGATTCACAAATCATAGCAACATACCACATTACATCCCCAAGTTCTTTTTTTGCGTGTTCCTCGTCAAAATTACTTTCATGGAATATCCATTTCTTAACCATATCAGTAAGTTCTCCAACTTCTCCAGATAATCCGAATAAGCCGTTAATAATTCCGCCCAAGTCAATCCCAGTGTCTGGTATGCTGTCCTCTACTCCCTGTTCCAAATTATCAGCCATATTCATTATTCTTTCTGTTCCTAATCCGTCATTAGTTCGCATTGCCTTTACTTGATATTCTTTACCGTTCATTTATAACACTCCTTTATAACTTGATAACTCTTTGTCCTCTGTCATATTGACTAAGTATCTTATCTAATGCATCTTCTGCTTCTTTATATGTTCTGAATGATTGTATTGTGTAAATATATCCATTCATTAACTCACATTCTACATTTCTTTTGTTTTCCCGAATTTCAAGAACATTATCAAGATTTATAATTTCTCTATCTTTTGTCATTATTAACACTTAAGTCCTCACTTTCTCCCCAGTCTAACCGATTCCCACACTCACAAACTTCTGTCCATTCCTTTATGTAGTTACCGCACTTAGGGCATCTATATAACGCAACGTCCTGCTTCTTTAAATTTTTATGCCGTTCTCTTATCGGCAATCTGTTAAAAATGGCACCGATATGCCCATAATCTTCTAACGTCATTGTAATCGTATCTCTTGCTTTAGCGGACTGGCAGAAGCCACTGCCCACCAGTCCTAAGAAAACACCTATGATAACAAGTAAGATTTTTAATATCATTCTTTCATCTCCACTTCTTCTAACATCTTTTTATAGTTTTCCTCTACCTCTTTATTAGTAGCTACTCCATAGGCAATTTTGTTCGTTATACAAGGTTCTTGATTTTTAAAAATACAAACAGGGCATACTCTTTTACGGCAATAATCATATAAATCTTTTTCCTGTTTTCTTCTTTTTGGATTCATGTCAAAGGTCATTGTTGCAATAACTATCCCTGTCTTTGTATCTGTCACTACCATTTTTGCTTTTTCAGAACGATAATAAGTATTTGATTCTAACGCTCCGACATCCATCTTGTTTTCATTGATTGTCTTTTCTATGCTTTCTAAAAAACACTGTGCTACCTGCTCCGCTATTGTCATAGTCGTTCTCCTTTTCAATCTCCCATTTACCGTAGTAACCTTTTGTCATTTCCTTTAGCTGTGTCAGTGCCATGATGAAATTTTCAAGTTCGCAAGTATCAGTAAAATTTATTATCACTTCACTGCCTGTTTCTTCTTCCATGGTAACTGGTCCACCAACAGTTCTCCTAAAATTTAATGTTACGTGCAAACTATTGTGTTTTTCTGTTCTCATGCTTGTTCTTATACAGTCCACATTTTTATCAGCTCGATTTGAATATATTTTCATTCTCCCACCTCTAAATCTTTCGCAAGCTTGAATCCTGTTCTTCCAACATTTCTAAGATTTTCTTTAATTAGTGCATTGTTTGGTGTCCTGTTTCTCCCATACCAGTTCCAGTCGTTATCCTCTCTCATTTTTATTTTCATTTCATATCTTTTTTTATAGTTGATTTCTTCTTTTGCCATCTCTAGGCAAGCGATCATGTAATCTATTTGTTTGATAACGTCCATGTTCTTTCCTCCTACTTGATAACATACGACTCTATATCTGTAATCTTTCCAAAAGTCGGCTTCATTCCGTTTTCTTCGATAAACTTAACGACAAGATCATTTATTGCTTCTTCACATTTTTCATATGATTCTTGGTTATCTATATCTTCTATATACCAAGCTTCTGCAACCTCTCCAATATCATCGTATACAGCATTATGTAAATCTTCTAGTATACTTGTTAGGTCTACCTGTCTTATATATGCTTCTTCTGTTTTTCCAATCCAAATAACGGTACCTGCTTTGCATCCTGTGTTTTTAGCTTCTTTGATGCATTCTTCTATTGTTTCAAAATCTTCACTGTAGTTACTGTATTTTTCTGTTGACCATGAATAACTCATTTAGTTTCTCCTTTACAAATATCTAAACCATCTAATGTAATTGACATACAAAGTGAATATTTCATTCTATAAATCACATAAAACTTAAAACAATCTGTTAATACATCAATGTGGCAAATTATAATGTCTGATTCTTCGCACTGATGAATAAGTGCAAGTTCAAGTTTGATGCGTTTTTCTAGTTCTTCGTCTGGCATAATAAGCTCCTTTATTTAACCCTACTAGTCATTTCACGATCACTTCCACAGTGTGTACATTTTGTTATTTTCTGGGCATCTGACTCAAAAAGTGCATTTACCAACTCAGTTTTCTGTTTTTTTGTCATATACTGTGCGTTACGAGCAATTAATCTATGAATCTGGTAGTATTCACTATCAAAATCACTTTTTTCTCCTGTCCCCAATAAGTAATCAGAAGTGGTGTGTAACGCATTTGCTATATTGGCAATAATTGGCCCTTTAGGGATTCGGCCTCCGCTGACATATCGTGACATGGAAACTTCAGTAACGCCAACTTTGTTAGCAAGCTCTCTCTGTGTCAGTCCGCTTTTTTTCAATAAATTAGCAATCCTACCTCCTAAGTTATTTTTGTTCATTGTATTTACCTCTTTCTAACTTTGCTTCATCATGTTTCTAATCTTCAACATAATAATCACGTTTAAATTCTTCGTAGCTCATAATACGTTTGCTGCAGTCCATACATCTCATTGTTTTGTTATAACTAAAGTAATCCATGACTTCACTGATTTCCATCTTTCCATCAAAGCTATATGTGTCAGTTCCATTGGCTTTAAACTTTGCAAACATTCCACGATCACTTCCACAGTATGGGCATTTTGTTATTTTCTGCATATTTCAACCCCCATTTCTTTTAATCTTTTCTTGGTCATCTCTTTTAATAAATCATGGTAACATTTGTCACATAAGAAGATGGTACGCTTCTGATCTGTTCCGAAAATGATTCTTTTCATTCCTTTATCTTCTGTAAAATCTTTTTCACACTCTACACAACTGCCGTGTCTGTCTGAACCTTTTAATGTGTTGATATCAACTATTTTCATCGTTCTTTCTCCTTTACTTCATCATACTTCTGTACGGCTCAAAGAAATCTTCTTTTCTTAACTCCATTTCACATTTAAGACAAATAAATTTGCTTTGTATTTTCATGTCAGAATTTATTTGTATATACTCTCTTCCAACATCTTCATTGAATAACAAGCTATTACAATATTTACATCTTGCTACTGGCATTATTCTCTCCTTTCAACCGGCACGATCTTTCCTTTTTCATACCTACAATATCTACCGTCTTTGCTAATGTACGGAGACATAAACCCTGTGCTTGTTCTGCCTGCTCCATCTTTAAAATACCAATAAACAATCCTTGTCGAGTTGTCATAAGATAAATTGTTGTTAATATCAACTAATACTGCACTCTGCTGTGTATCGCTTTCATCCTTGTATGTAGTACTTTCTTTCTCCTCGCAACCTACTAACATACAACTCATTATTGCCATTGTAATTACGATAAATAATATGTTTTTCATAAGTTTTACCCCACATCCTTGATATTAAGTTCTGCTATCGCAGGTATAAATCTCATATATCCTGCATCTCTTATAATCTCGTTTTCTGTTAAATCCACGATTTGTTTCTTTTCTTTTTCTGATTTAACTACAAGATAATAATGTTCATTTTTTTCGCCCATACAAACATCTCCAATCTTGAAATGACTTAATGTGTATGTTTTAATACTTGGTTGTTTTGCATTAATTTTCATCTTATTCCACCTCTTTCAGTTGCTCTTCCAAACAATGTTTTAATGCACATATGATTGTATAATCTAAAGGAGTAATCCTTTGCGGACCATATTCTTTCCTATACTCATACTTAAATATCTCTGATTCTAACGCACTGCTTAGCTTAATTGGTTCCAACGGATTCTCAATATCATCAAGAAACTGTGCTTTCATCTTTTTCTTGTATTCTCTCAACTCTTTCAGTTCTTCCAACCACTCTGCAAGCTGTTCATGTTCTTTCATGCATTCAATACACCTGTCAAGTTTTTCATCTTCTGCATTTGCACGATGTAACATAGCCTGTCTATATTTCTTTGTTGCAACATCTTTTGCGTGCTTAATAGCTTCTTCTAATTTCATTCCTCTCCCTCACTTTCTACCCCCCCAAAGATGTATTTAATGATTCTGTCTCTTCCTATTGACTCGATCGCATCAAATACAAGTTGTTTTGATGCGAATACCACCGCTCCCTGTGGTCTGCAATCGGCCCACACATCATAATCAAGTTCTTCATTGTATTCATCATACAAAATGAAATAACTAGCTTCGAGTGTTGGGTCATTGTGTTCCTTTGCATATCGTTCAAGTTCAACTTCTACTTTTCTTTTTTCTCTGGCAAGCCACGCTGACTCTTCT